TTATCAAATACGTCTGGCATTATCTTATCACCTTTCTTAACGTCGATTATTATTTACAAGATACCCACCTGTTTCATTAGTCAAACCTTGCAACCCTCTATCAGATACAAATTCGGCAACCCAAGTAGCTCCAAATTGAGCACCTGAAGTAGATTCAGGATTTATAGACACATATGCCTTTTTCTTATCAGTCGATGCAGTCATAAATGCTGATGTAGGATCATGAGTAAGATTGGATATAGTTTGAATCCAACTATTGTTTAAAGGAGTTTCTCCCAACATAATACGTTTCAAATTTGATACATCAGCAGCCGGACAAGATTTTGTTCCGGTTGAATCAAATTTGTATTCATGTCCCATTGGAAAAAATGTAACCATATTAAAAGATGCTAATGTTGAAGCTGGTAGCATTGCTGAATAAACATTAGCTACTGTAAAATTTGTAGAACATGTAAATAAATGACTAACACCATAACTTCTTTCTTTAAAAGAATATGTATAGTTCAATGTTGCTACAATATTAGTAGTTCCATCCCAATCTACATTAGAAGTTCTATGAAGTTCAAAATCTCCAGTAGAAAATCCTCTCGTAACTGTCCATGTAGAACCATCTCGTGTCCAAACATCTACTATAGATTTCTCAACCATGTTTACAGTAGATCCCTGATGGGCTACCCCACCAATCCATCTAGCAATTGTTGTAGAATAAGATGATAGATATAAAGCAATAGCAAATTCACAAGTAGAATCTATTGCACCTATACTCTGTTTATTCGCAACAGCAAACACCCCACCCCAAGGTTTCAAAGTTGTACTAGAATCATACCCCATAACTGCTTTAATTCTAGCTGTTCCTGTCTCCCCTCTGAATTCAATAATATCGTTTAATCCAAACGATGTAGAACAAACTAAAGTAGATTCTGCATGATAATTAGTAATTCCAGTAGTATTAACTGTTCCTAATAAAACTTCTCCCGCACCCGGATTCTTAATTACCTTAGCTGTTCCACCCACTGCTACATTAACATGTTTAATTCTTAAAGTATCAACACGAATATCTTGATCGCAAGTAAACCATACTCTCATTAAGGTACTAGATAAAGAAAAATAATTAACTGCATTAGCAGCTTGAGAGGTTAAATGAGTTGAACATGTTCCGGTACTACCATACCAAGCTGGTTGTACAGTACCCTCATATATTGCTGATATTCCACGAATATTAGATTCTTTCTTAAAAACAAGTTCATAACCAATATTAGGATTTGTTTTGTGTCTAAATAAAACAAAAAAAGCATTGGTACTAGATTCCAATGTTTCGCATTCAACTGGTATGTAAACTGACATTATACTATCCCCGCATCTAGTCCCAAAGAGTTAGAAATTGCTAACATTTTTGCATCTATCGCGTCTGCCCTCTTATTTAATTCTGCTAATTTCAAAACAGACTGATGGGCATATTCAACTGCATTATCGGTAGCTCCTGCTTTAGAAGCTGCTTCTGCCGCTTCCTTGGTGCCTCGTTGATAAGCTCCAGGTGTTATTATCTCAGACCCACCACCAATAAAATCACCCTCTGTTCCTTCTATGATATTCAATTTCATCTTTTTTATTTCTTCTAGTAACTCATCATATTTATCACCAGATAAATTTTTTATCAAATCATCTATAGTTGCATCCATTAACTTACTGTATTTCTCTGCCACTCCGGCATAGAAATTTGCCCATTCCATATTTCCACTTAAAGCCTCTACTGCTCCATAAATCCAAGATGATATAGAAGCTGAAGCATACATTATCACTTTAAATATATCAGCCAATGATCCTGCAACAATATACATACGCAATAAAGAACTAGTAAGGGTTGATACATTATTATTAGTTGAAACTAAGAAAAAATCCATTTCCTTTCTAGTATCAGCAATCAGATTTGCAAATTTGGTAAAAATTAAAGTCATAGCTGGGGACAGCCCAATCGTTATACTATTCCACATACCTTTTACAGCTTGTCCAAGATCATACCAAGCATTCCTCATACCAATAACCTTAGACATATCTTCTTTACTAATTAATACCCCTAAATATTCAGCCCTTTTAATCATCTCTTCAATGCCTTTAGTACCCATCTTAAATAGGTTTAACATACCTGCTCCACCACGACCAAACATGCCACGGGCCACGTTCATACGTTGAGCAGCATTTTGTAACCTATCAAAACCTCCTGCTAACATTAGTACCTGTTCAAGTAAAGACTTATTTTTAATCTTATCAATAGATATCTTTAACTTATCAAATACACCTAAAGCAGAATCATCCCCTTTAGCAGCATTTGCAATAGTCACCAACATCTTTTGAACAGCAGTATCAAACTTTTCTGTAGCAATTCCTACGGAACCAACTGCATAAGATAGAGCAGTAAAATCCTCAATAGAAGCTCCTAGTTTAGCGGCTGACATAGCTTGACCAAACATACGATCCATTGCGGAACCGATATTTTCAATCACACTTTTAAAACCGAGAAAACCAATAGCACCTATTAAAAGATTTTTGCCAAATCCTACGAGACCATTAGAAATCCCATTAACATTTTTTTCAAATGCTGATAAATCCTTACCAGCATTTTTTATTCCAGCAGAAAAGCCAGATGATCGAAGACCTAAAGCAATTACAAGATTTTCAATTAATGCCATACTAATAACCTTGTTTAAATGCTTTAAGTGTGGAAGTTACAAATGCCTCTGTTAATGGTTCAGCAATTCCTAAAAATTCTTCTGCTGAAATAGGAGGCGAATCTTTTGACTTCCACATATTATAATTAATAGCTGTTAATTGTGCTATTAAAAAATCAGTATGAAATTGTCCAAATGGATAAAGCTTATCATATGCTTGCCACCATGCTATGTCTTGACTGGATAATTCCTTTAATAATTCTAATGGTTTAGAATACCCAAAGTACAAAGCAAGTTTAAAAACAGTTTGAAGAGTTAGACTTCTCTTTATTTTTTTTTAAGTGTGTCAACATCCTTTTGCCTAAATCCATTCACTTCGCAAGACTTCTCAAAAATCCTTTCAATGGCCATCGCATTCTTATTCATCATATGCGTAGCAATCGCGTCATCAGTAATCATCGGAGTTCCATCTGCTTGAACCCATGTTCTACGAATTAACTCCCGACGAAACTTTCCTGTTTCTTTCTTAGATTCCTGAATCTTAATACACAAATCTTCAATCTCTGATCTTTCTTTTGCAGACATAACTCTAATATAAACATAACCATTCCATTCAGGAATCTCTATTCTTTCAGATGTTTTATCATCTGTTCCTAGAATGTTAGTTAAAGTTAGATCCTTGCCTTTTACTTCTTCTAAAAAGGCAATTGCGTTATTTGCCATTGTGCTCCCTTTCTATCTATCGCCAAAATCGAATCCGCCGTACTCGTTGTGTCTGTACGATTTCCTTCTTTACCAACACCGATTTTTTGACTTGACAGGCCCCACCCGCACAAGCCCCCACGCCCTCTGTAACGACGTTCTTAGTCACTTGCCGCGTAGAGGCCACCCGTGGCAGCCAAACGCTAGGTGCGTCCGCTCCGCTAACCAGAGAAGGGATGCCCAGTAAGACCACACAAAGAAGTATCAATCGCATCACAATCCCTTTCAATTAGGTGGAAAATCCAGGAGGTCCAGATTTATCAATTCGTACAGCTGCCGTTACCAATTCACCAAATGGCATTTCACGTCCCACCGATCCCACAAACCCACCAAACGTTTCTAAAATTGTGGTTGTGGGATAGATAACCTGAAATGTTCCGGTAGATCCGGAACCCAACATCGTTGTTAAAGTCTTTTGAGTCGCATCAGCAGGGTCATATGCTAAATTCAAAGTCAAAGAACCAGGATCAACTAAACCTCCAGCTTTTCGCATGTAATGATCTGTTGTGGAAAGATCATCCCATACAGTAATATCAACGGGACTTCCCGCCGCTTCACTATGAGACATTCCGCGAATCCCTGCTACAGCAGTCGAATTTACTTTCAGTACAAAACCTAATCCAGTATACTTATTAGACATTCAAAAGATCCTTAAGTAGAAGCGTAAATTACTCTCATAGAAAAAGCAGCTATATCTAACCCTAAATCACCCCCCGTACCTTTAGGTTCATAATCATCATCTTGTGATTCTAGTAAGATACCTTTAACTGTTTGAGTAGATGCAATATTACCATAATGACAATGTACATCTTTCCAAAGTTCATCAGACAACTTAAGACAGTCAGAAGAAGCATTACTGATAACTTCTAAAGCAAATGTATCCTCAATGTAATTTCCTTTAGTGCCATCCATATCACAATCGTATTCTTTACCTGTTCTTTGCAAAAAAATACGAGGAAATTTATTGGCTTGATTCTTAGGTACTTTACCTACATGCACCCGCCCATTTATCAATGCTGCAATATCTTTCGCAACATAGGTAGTGGACTTGAAAAACGTAACTAATGATTCTTCTATCATTTTACAATGTCTTTAATTAACTGAAATGTTCTTTTTATCATGTCTTCCTGTATGGCAGTTTTCATTTTTTTAGCAGGAGTCTTCATAAACTTTCTGGCTTTGATTCGTGAAGTCCCTAACTCAATGAATTGACCATAAAAAGCTTTGTAGGTTTTAGGGATTCTTTTCCTTCTTCTTTTTTCATCTTTCACAAGCCCCTTGGCAAGTGCTTTTTGCCAATCTATAGCTCGAATAATTATATTCACACCTACCCGCACGCGACTTTTCTTAGAAGCTCGAATCTTAATACTACTTCTTAAAAGTCCAGTTCTATTTTTGTAGGCTGTTGTACTTTTGATTTCACTCAATAAAGGTCTAGCTGCTGCTCGTGAAGCTTTTCTAATTACTTCACGTCGTTCACTAACCTTTTCAAGATCATTAAGTTTTCTCTTCAAACGCTGGATATTAATAATATTAAGTATAATACCCATTAGGAAGACTCACTGGCAAGGATCATATAAAGTTGCCGATTCTTTTCATCAATGTTGGTAACATCCACGATATTATATCGCTTACCATTGATATCAGTAACCCACATATCATTGGTAACACCCGGCACATACCAAGTCATCAATTCATGAGTAGCAAATCCAAACTCCTGGTTTGCCATAATCCTTTCATCGCCAGCAAGCTTTCTAAATTCAGCTTTGATAGTGGCATGGGTAGCTTCGGTAATTGTTTCTCTACCTAGTGAATCCAAATCAGTAGATGCTTTACTATTAGACTTAATAGTTAGCAAATGCCGACACTTACCAGGAGTTAATTTAAGAATTGCCATTATTTCTTAATTATAACAGTTTCAATACTATCTAAACTATCTTGGGCTTTCGTATGAGCTTGCGTTGCATCTTTCATAAATCTAGAAGTTTCTTTTCCCAAATTAGAAAACTCTTGAATCGTGGTATTATAATCCTTAAGAGTCCTATCCATCTCTTCCAATGTATTACCTGTTTTATTCAATAATTCAATATGTGCTGTTGCTACTGGTGGAAGATATGACCATACCAAATACAGAATAAAAATCATGAACAATGTAGGTATTCCGAATGATTGCACCATAGATACTAAAGATGCAATTGGAATACCCCAAAGTTTCACAGTAGTATTTTCATTTTCATCAGCCATAAAATCCATACCCATTTGCTGCTAGTAGTGATTGAAGACCGATTTCCATTTCCTTACTGACCACCCCGACCATTAAAGCCCCTCTGTTTTCATACCAATGTGTGACTAACAAATTCACAGCATGTTTAACAGTCGGAGGTAAATCAGTAGAACAAGTTGATCCGCAAGTAAATTCAACAATTACAGCATCTTCCCGTAATCTAGTTACTGGCCAAACTTCATCAATCAAAGGGAATACTCTGGCTCGATTACCATTCCCAGGATCAATTACCCTGTAACTAGTAGATGCTAAAGTGCTATTAACATTTCCCTCATCATAATAATTAATCTTAGAAACAGCATTATAAGGAGGAAATGGTAATTCTATTTCACCATTATCAGATTCTAAATTCGGAAACTTATTAAGATGTAATTGTTTCGTTTGAAAACGAACAGCCATCCCACCCGGCACAGACCTCTCGATAAGAGAACGGGCGACACTAGCAGCCAAAGACAACCAAGTATCATCATCAGTGCCGGTTGATGGTAGATTTAACTGTTTCTTCAAATCACTAGTTGGAAACAAAACCGCATCAGTTACAGCAGTTGAATAAGATACATGTTTTGTGAATGATGCTAGTGCCGCCATATTAATTAGCCTTTATCACCATGTGGTAATGAAGTCACCCGACGTTTAACCATCGGTCTTTCAATTGACTCATTGCCAATCGCTTTTGCTAATCCTTTACCAATTAGCTTTTGTGCTCTCTCTTCCGATAGATCATAAATAGTGCCACATTTCAGGACACCATTTGCCATCGAAATAGAATCTAACATTACAATTTGCATGTTAATCCTCGTCTCTCATAACTTCACTGGCAGCATCATAATCAGAAACTTGTTGCTTTGCCACAGTAGAAATGGTTTTGATTCGAGAACGGGCACTAGGAATTTTTCGCTTAGTAGATACAACTTCAGCAGATGCCCATTTAGGAGGATTACATTTCTCCGCTTTGCCTGATTCGCAATAACGTCTTGCCAAATCAACCGGCAGTAAAGTTATCTTACCAGGATTATATTTATACAAACCGTCTTGCCACCAAACTTTCCACTTTACCCACATAATTGTGCTCCCGATACTAAGTAAGGAAAACAGTTCTCACCCAAGACAAATCTTCTAAAGCACCTTGAAAAATAAACTTTTGCTTTTCTAATTCACTCAACATTTGTGCTTGTTGTTCATAACTAGTTTGCAAAAGCTTCTTTCTCTCTTCTACTTTATATTGACCGTTAGATCCTTCATAAACATTAATCTCTTGCAATGCTCCTTCAAACATATTTTTCAAATATGCTGCTTTAGAAGACTCCTGATTAGCTTGAGCTTGTCGTTGTTTAAGAGAGTTTTCCCTAGTTCTAACTTCCACATATCCATCATCACTATGAGTCTCATACCCATACAAACGATGGGATTTACAAAGAGAAGATTCAGATGGAATTGTGATTGCAATACCTTTTGCCAAACAGGCCCCAATCATCAACTCACAAGATGGACGTTGATAGGCATATTCATCATTCATTACCATATCAACTCCCCAAATACCAATGTGGGTGGCCCCCTGCAACATAGCCAAACCCATCATGTAAGAAGGGGAATTTGTCCAATATTTAAAAACTGGATTCCCATTAAACAAACTACCAAACATGCCCTTTAAATCATCAATAGGAAATTTCTTTGCCCAAGGTGCATCATGATAATTATCTTCAAAAGCATAAATAGGTTTACCATGATCTTCCATCAACCAATGATAATGGTCTGGATTTATTCGACGATGATACTCCCAATCATGCAATTCAAACCATACATCCCATTTAGGGATATCATTATAGGCGTTTGATAATCCCCAGATTTGCCAAGATGGGTCTTCAAAAGGAGCGAGCATTAGGCTGTTACTCGCTTTCCCTATAATCGCAATCTTCTTTTCCATTGTGTGCTCCCTCAAATCAAAAAAGAAACAGAAATGTGCTCCACATGACCAGGGGGCAGGGCAAACCATACCCCCTAGCCACATGGGGAGCACAATACACTTAAGACGACTTCGTAATGAAGTATTTAATCGGAGGCGTTACAGTTGATGCTTGAATGGTCTTACCATCG